ACGAAAGGCGGTCAGAAGCACTTGAAAGATCGATGGTAACTAGGTTACCACCATTAGATCCTTCTATCGCTTTCTTTTGGTTCTTTTCTTGCGAGAAGAAGTCAATCGAAGACGAAATCGGCGTAAGCCGTAAGCGCTTCTCAAGCTGGCTCTTCACCAGCTGCTGTGTCCACTGATTCTCAACGGGTTCCGCGGCGATAAGCCTTGGTCCTTTGAGAGTCTTGGGGACACATAGGAGCTTGGATCGATTTTCAGACCCAAGCAGGTCTCTACTATCATCGAACAGTAAGCCGTGGTTGGCCACTGCATAGAGATCGTAGGGGAAGACGGCCTCGAGTCTCTCGTTCCAGGCGGGAAAGGAGTATTTATCCTGTCCCCTCTGGAGATTTGAGACAACGCCAGGACCGTGCTTTGGGACTTCTCCGGGGAGCTCGCAGTGAGTATCCCCGAACAGGACCGAGACGATATCGCACACATGGTGCAATAGTCGAAGCCTCTTCTGCAGAGCCTTGCTAGGCGTCTTGCAGAATCGACCTCGGCCGTCCCTTGGCTTGGAATTAGCGATCCAAAGAGGATAACTAACCCAAGCGTCAAGCTGCTTCCAATCATTGGAAGCCGGACGTAGTCTCTTTTCGATTTCCAGAAAGGTCTGGATTTCATCCTGGATGCTCCTATCAGTACAAGGGAGTTCAAGTTTCTTGAGCCCCAAGTACACCTGTCGTATCGCTACGATAGCTTCGATAGAGGCATCAGTCCTAAGCGTTCCGTCATTATGAAAGACTTGTAGGTACAGGTGCCCAAGAAACTTGGGAACCCTAACCGCCTTGCTCTTACACCGCGTAAGCGGTAGACGAGTAGGTACGTACAAGCCTTCATCCAAGCATTTGTCAAAATGCTTGGCGACGGCTGGAAGATCTATACAGGGAATTCTCATCCCGTGATCTTCCAGGACAGCTAAGAGATGGGTGCGATCTCGCTCCAGCTCTCTCTGCCGGGTACCATACAACCACTCCATATCTTTAAACATGGCGTGGTAGTAGGCACGTGTGTGTGCTACTAGGCTATTGCGATCTGTCATCATGACAAGTCTCCTAGCCGCCAGTAGCCAAAGACTCCTCTATGGGCGGGTATCTAGTCCTTACGGACCAGAGTCCCAATCAACGATGGAGGCCGACTGCGCATCCACGAGCACACCAAGTGCGTCGAGGACGTTGGTCGCAACAACCGGATCTTTACCGACCTGCGAACGAGCGACAACATAAGCCTGAGTTACCTCAGCCTTACCGTTGACGTCGTAAGTGGTCTGCGTAAGATCGACGTTATGTCGAATGATCTGGCTACCGTCAGCCTTCTTACTCTCGTAAGAATGCCGAACGGTCATGACAATAGTAAGCCCTGTAGCTATCTTTTGATAGACAGCGCCAAAATTGTCTTGGTTGATCCGCTTCAAAGAATGAGCGGTGCCACCAATGGTGACAGTCTGTGGATTGGCGAAAGCCATATCTGCTCCTTAAACACACATAAAGGGAGAATTGGTGAATCTAGTTCGTAGGATCTTATTGTCCTATATCCTCTTCTGAAGTGATAACAGAAGAGCGACTAGATTTGTTAACTGAAACTCATTGAGTAACGAGTTAACAGTGATTTCAAAACCTCCGTAGTTATCCGGGTATACAAACCTTTCGACGGTAACCTGGGTGGCCCGATAGGACCCACCAGAACTGTTAGGTGTACCCGAGGTATCCACGGCTCGCCTCACGGTGGTTTGCTTCTGACTTATCGTAATGTACCGAGGAGTGACAAGTTGTCGCCCCTTGGACGCCGATAAAATCAGCCCAACGTTCGTGAAGTAATCGATGAGCCACGTAAATGGAATGGAATTCCATTGAGTGTCCCAACCGATTGAGCTTGG